CTACGACGCGGAGAAAACGCTGGGTGTGCTCCAGACGCTGTCGGATGCCTCTGCCGGCCTGAATCTGGGTTCCTCTGACGTCAAGATGTTCATCTCCGGCCTGAGCCGCATGCGAACCTCGGGAAAGGCAACGACGGAGTATCTGAATTACTTCTCCGAGCGCGGCGTAGACGTCTATCAGGCTCTGGCCAATTCCACGGGCAAGGATAAGTCAAAGATCCCCGAGATGGTGACCAAGGGAAAGATCAGCGGCGCAGATGCCGCTGAGGCTATCCTGACATACATCAACGAGACCTATGGCGGCCTGTCGGATAAGCTGGCCACCAGCTATGACGCCTTGACGGATAACCTGAGCGACGTCCAGGCCGACATCGATTCGGCTATGGGCGAGGGCTACAACGAAGAGAGGTCAAAGAGCATAGCTGCCCAGATCGAGAGCTATGGCGGCGAGCTGGGTGATGCTCTTCAGGAGGCCAATAAGGCGATCGGCGCAGGCCGAGCCGCTTTGGAAAACCTTGCGGATCAATATACCGAGGAAGCTCTTTCAGCGGTGCTCACTGGCAAGGAAACCGCGCTGGATTGGAGCGACGGTAACGCAGAACGCCTTCAGGAGCTGGCCGGGCTGTACCAGCAGGCTATGGAAGACTATAACAACGGAAACACGCAGGCGGGCACGCTGGTGGAGACCTATCTGGAGGAAGCACGCGCCTTGGCTGAGGCACAGTATGATTCCAGCGAGGCAGTCCGCGCCCAGACCGATGCAGAAAACGACATGATTACTGCGATTCGGGAGAACACCGCAGCACTGGGTGGCTGGAAAGCGCAGTATGACCTGTCGCAGAATCTTACGAAGGGCCGTGCGGCAACATGGACGGCCACCACACAGACCACGGGCTCGTCTTCGGGTACAAATACGATGATTGCCAATGGCTACGGTTACGCCAATGTTGTCCCGCGCAATGCCATCGGCTACGCTGTGGGCATTGACTATGTACCCTATGACAATTTCCCTGCGCTGCTCCACCAGGGCGAGCAGGTGCTAACTGCCGAGGAGGCGCGAAGCGGGAATAGCGACTCCGGCGGCGTGCAGATTATTATGAATGGCGTGACCATCCGGGAGGACGCCGACATTGACCGCGTGGCTGCGGCATTGCTCCAGAAGATGGAGCTGGCCGGAATGAGGGGGTGAGCCGGTGCAGATCTGTTTTATTCGTGACAGCGTCTCTCTGGTCATGCCGGTAACGCCGGACACCTACCAATGGACGGTGGGCAAACGCATCGAGACCATCAACATCAATGCGCTGGGGGACGTCTATCGCCCCGGCGGCATGACGCGATTCTCCGGCAACCTGGACTTCCTGCTCCCGGCGCAGGATTATCCGTGGATGGAGGCGGGCTCCCACGCAGAGCCGCAGTATTATCTGGACTACCTCAACGCCTGGGCTGCCGACGGGAAGGTCATCCGTATGGTGATCACCGGGACAGAGATCAACACCCTGATCTACATCGAGGACGTCACGCAGAGCGAGAAAGATGGTACTGGTGACCGCTATGTTACCGTGGCTATCCGTGAATACTGCGACCTGGAGGCAAAGGAAGTGGCCGCGGCTGGCGGCACCCAGAACAACGGCCGGGCAAACGACGCCTCCTCCTCCAGAAAAACGCAGTCATATACGATCGTCTCTGGAGACACCCTCTCGGTGATCTGCCGCCGGTATTACGGCAAATCTTCCGCAAAGTACTACAACGCTCTGGCCAAATATAACGGGATCAAAAATCCACATCTGATCTATCCCGGTGTGACGATACAGGTTCCGTCCGAGACGGTTTTGCTGGGGGGATCCGCATGATGATCTATCTGACCAAATCCAAGTCCGGTACCCGGGACATCACGGATATCCTGACGTATTGGACATGGTCGGGCGATAAGTCTACCATCAGCCGACAGCTGACCGGCGAGGTAGCTTACATCGAAAACAGCCAGCTTCCGGTACCGGAGATCGGTGACCTGGTCACGATGACCGACGGTGGCGAGAAGAAGTTTGTAGGCATTGTGCTGCAGAGAAGCCTCGGCTCGGAAGACAGTACCATGGCCTTCACCGCCTTTGACTACGGCTATTATCTGCAGCGCAATGACGGCACCTACAAATTCACCGGCGCAACGCCGGAGGAGATGACTCGTTTGGCCTGCGCCGACCGAGGGATCCCCATTGCGCAGATGCCACACACAGGCATTCCGCTCCGGAGAAAATTTACCGGCGTGAAGCTGAACCAGCTGATCACCACCGCATGGACACTGGCCAGCGAGAAGAACGGGAAGGTCTATGCGATCCGTTATACCCCTGCCGGCCTGCTGGTGAAGGAGCGCACCGTCAGCACGTCCAGTCTGGTCCTGAAGGCTGCATCCAACCTGATGAACGCCACCACGAAGGAAGATGCGACCCAAATGGTCAACAGCGTGGCCATCTACGACCAGAACGGTAACTTTCTGCGGAGAATGGGTGACAGCGAGGCACAGAAGCTCTGCGGCGTGATGGAGCAGCATGTCACCCAGGGGAATGACGGAGCAGCGAAGGCCGCTGCGTCTGCCAAGAAGATCCTTGCAGACGGCAAGCTGCAGAAGACCGTGACGGTCAACGTTCTGGGAGACATGAGCCTGCTGACCGGAGAAACCGTGGTGGTCAGGGAGGGTAAGACCGGGCTGACCGGCATTTTCTGGATCGATGCCGATGTCCACACCTGGAAGAACAAGAATTACTACACGAAGCTGACGCTGAATTGCCGGAATGTGATGGCAACGGCCGACGCAGGAAGCGAGGTCAAATGAGCGACGCCAGAGACCCCTATCTGGGGCTGAATAACCACATCCGGCAGCAGGCCCGGGAGCAGGCACCGATGTATTACGCCATCGGAAAGATCCTCTCCCTGCGGCCGCTGAAGATCCGCGCCGACGGGCTCGACCTTGACAGGGATGACCTGCGTGTGCCGGAGTCAATGTATTCGAATTTCATCCAGGAGAAGCCTGTTGAAGGACGCGGTGTCCGGACGCGGCTTCCTATGAAGGAATTTGTGTGCAAGTGTGCGCTGTCCATCGGCGTGGCCACCCGGCCGGAGGAGTACGTCTACGGTGCGACAATTCTCCAGGTTGATGACGAGGTTCTGCTCATGCGATCCAGCGACGGGCAGACCTACTACCTTCTCGAGAGGATGGTGGAGCTGCCGTGAGCCTGTTCCCTTTGATCTCAGAGCCGGATACCGGGGAACTGACCGGCTCTGACGGCCTTCCGCTCTACCGCGAGGTGGACTGGGACTTCCGGACGAACAAGCCCGTCTGGAAAGGTGGAAACCCCGTATACGTGACGGGGGGGCGCGCCGTTCTGGTGTGGGCGTGGAATGCGCTGCACACCATGCGCTTCAACTACGACGTGTTCAGCACCGACTACGGCCTTGACGGAAATACCTTGCTGGGGCAGGCATATTCCGGAGAGGTGCGGGAATCTGAGGCCATCCGCATTGTACGGGAAACGCTGCAGGTCAATCCGTATATCACGAACGTCACGCAGGTAAGCGTGAGCTTCGAGGGCTCAGTCCTGCATCTGAGTTTCAAATTGACAACGATCTATGGGGAGGTGACCATTGATGACTGCGACATCGCCTTATGACGAGCTGACGCCGGAAAGCATCAAGGCGAGCATGCTCTCTGACCTGACGGCCAAAGGAGTTGACGTCAGCATCAGAGAAGGGTCCTACGCAAATACGCTGGTAAGCGTAGCGGCTTATCAGCTGTTCAAGATGTACCAGCAGTTCCCGAGCTTGCTTCACATGGCCTTTCCGGATGAGACCTCCGGCGAGTACATCGATAAAAATGCGGCGCAGATTGGCATGGTTCGCGCCGCCGGCAAGAAAGCCACCGTGGAAATCGCCTTCACGGGGACTGAGGGTACATATATTGCCGCCGGGACGGCGCTCTATGCGCCTGAGAGCGGTTTGCAGTTCCTGACGACCGAGGAGGCCATCATCACGGATGGCTCCGCAACAGCGCCCGCAGAGGCCGCTGAGGTGGGTGCGGATTATAACCTCCCACCCGACAGCATCACGGCCATGTATGTCAACGTTGCCGGCGTTCTCAGCGTGACCAATACCGAGGCAGCGGTCGGCGGCGTAGACGTGGAGAGTGACATCGACTTTTTTGCCCGGTATCATCAACGCCGGACGCTGCCCATCACATCCGGCAATAAGAACCACTATATCACCTGGGCGCTGGAAACTACCGGTGTGGCCTATGCCAACTGCGAACCCCTGTGGAACGGGAACGGGACTGTCCGGGTCATTATTGCCGGAGCGGATCGGGGGCCGGTGGATGAAACGATTCGGCAGAACTGCTATGACCACATCGAGGAGGAACGTCCCATCGGTGCCACGGTCACCGTGGTCAGCGTGGTCACGCGGGAGATCCCGCTGACGGCGACCGTGACGCTATTGGACGGATACACCACGGAGGACGTGAAGAATCAGCTGACGGCGGCGGTGGGTGAACTGCTGGCCAGCCAGACCTTCGGTGAGGAGGTGCGTGTTCCGTTCAGCCGCTTTCTGGCCTGCCTGCTGCAATGCCCCGGCGTGGCAGATTACAGCGCTCTGACGGTGGACGGCGGCATGTCGGCCATCACCATCAATGCGGAGGATGCCGCGGTGGTTGGAACAGTTGCCATCAGCTGAGGGAGGAAAACCACATGAGTACACTACCGAACCGGGAACGGGTACCCGAATACCATTATGCGTCTGAGCAGAGCAAGGCCTTGATCGACATGCTGGAGGACGCCAGTCTCGAGGCCAAGGCCGCGCTGGAGGACGTGATGGCGCAGTTCTTCGTAGACACAGCTACCTGGGGGCTTACCCTCTGGGAGCAACAGGTGGGCATTGAAACCGACAACTCACTGCCGCTGGCGACCCGCCGCGCGGCCATCCGGCAGAAGCTCGTGGCCAGCGGCAATACCACCTCAGAGATGATCCGCGGGCTGGCAGAGGCGCTCACCGGCTATGAGGCGAAGGTAGAGGTCAACGATGACTACAGCTTTTCGCTCAGCTTCTGGGGCGAGAAAAATCAGCTGGCGACCATCGACGTGGCAGAGCTGAAGACCGTTGTAGAGCAGATCAAGCCGGCACACCTGCGCTTTGTGATCAGCGGCATCACATGGGCCGATCTGGAAAGCGTAAATATGACCTGGAAGTATTTTGAGGATAACCCGACAACGTGGGCGCAGCTGGAATCCATGTTCTGCATCCATGCAAAAGAGTAAGAGGAGGAAATTCTTATGGGCAGATTTTTCGGAAAACGCTGGAAGATCGACGGCGTGACGGCAGGGCCAATCAGTCGTCACTATCCGGCCAACGGCCGCTATTCGGTGATCTTCGAGCGGGATGACGCCTTTCTGGAGCAGATTGAGAAGATCAACTGGGCCAAGCCCACGATCCAGCGTCTCAGCGAGGACGCCAATGAACAGGGACTGCCGGAGGGTTACGGCTTTAAGGTCGTTGATATCAAGTACGACAACAGCGGCCGTCACTACACGGTGGAGTTGCAGACGGCCAGCCAGTATCTCGGCGATGTGACACAGTATCAGGAACAGATCGCAGAGCTGGAGAGCGCTGCCGCTGAGAAGGACAGCACGATCACGGCGCAGGCCTCCACCATCCAGTCGCAGGAAAGCCAGATTGAGAGCCAGACCGCCACGATTCAGGAGCAGGCAACCACCATTCAGGAGCTGCGTGAAGCCGGCACTGCTGCTGAATTAGAGACCGGTCTGGATGCGGCCTACGAGGAAGGAGTGAACAGCGTTGAGTAAGCAGATCTATTTTGACGCCATGAAGGAAAAGGGCAAGCTGGATGCGACCGACCTTCAGACGCGTTCTGCCGGCATGACCGGAACGGAGCTGTATGCGGAGGATGGCAAGATCCCCAGCTTCGCAGCTGCCGTAGCTCGGAAGAATATGCTGGAGCGCAAGGTGGGCTTTGTCTGCCGATCTACGGCCGGCCGTGTGGTGAAGCTCCTGCAGAACTACGATTCCACCGTCTACCCCCAGGAGCCGGAGGATCTGCCGGCGCAGTGGGGCTTCCAGTGGTCCACGGATCCGAAAAAGGCGCTGCCTTTCATCGCTCTGAGCACGTCTCCTTACGCCAAGGATGACTGCTGCACCCATGACGGCCATGTATGGCGTTCTGGGCAGGATAACAATGTGTGGGCACCCGGCACCGCCGGCGCGAAGTGGAATGACCTCGGCGAGATTGAAGAGGTAATGGAGGCAGGTTGATGACGTTTGAACTGACGCCGCAGACGATCATCACGACCGGAGCTGTTATTACTGCAGCGGTGCTGCTGATCCAGCGCTTTGCAAAGGGTGTGCGCTGGTTCGACCAGCAGGAGAAGCAGACCACAGACATCGCGGCATTGAAGGCAAAGCACGAAGCCGATATGAAAGCCATGAAGCAGATTCTGGCCGAGGATATGCACGGTATCAACGAGGAGCAGACACTTCTTACATATGGCGTCCTGGCCTGCCTGAAGGGCCTGAAGGAGCAGGGGTGCAACGGGCCTGTGTCCGAAGCAATCAATAAGATTGAAAAGTACCTGAACAAAAAAGCACATGGAGACTGAAAGGAGACGTTAACATGGAACTGCATGAAATTCTGATCTACGGTGTGGCGGCGCTGGGCTGCTTCATCCTGGCCATTCTGATCAAGGGCAATCGTCAGGCGGTACTCCAGCTCGCCACAGACCTCATCAACAAGGCTGAGAGCACCATCCAAGGTTCCGGCATGGGCGCGGACAAGAAGGCTCTGGTCATCGCCCAGCTGCAGGCTGCCGGCATCAAGGTTACATCCTGGCTGGATCACCAGATTGATGTGATCGTGGCCACGCTGAACAAGACGGGCGCATGGCTGGCCACGAAGACCCAAGAGGGTATCTCGGGAATGAACCAGGACACGGAGCGTTCCCATGAATAAGCAGCCAATCCTGTACCTCCAGACAGATGGCCGCTGGAAGGCCGAACCCTACCGTGTACCTGGTGAGAATTCTACAATCGGCAGCTCCGGCTGTGGCCCCACCGCCGCGGCCATGCTGATTGAGACGCTCACGGGCAAAACCTTCACGCCGGCGGATGCCTGCAAGTGGTCTATTGAGCACGGCTACAAGGCTCTGAAGCAGGGAACCTATTACTCCTACTTCAAGCCCCAGTTTGAGGCATTCGGCATCAAATGCGATATGCTGAACTGGACAAATACCTACGGAAAGCCGGATCACACCAACCATGCGAAGGCGTTGGCCATGCTGCAGGCGGGCTATTACCTCATCGCTCTGATGAACAAGGGACTGTGGACTTCCAGCGGGCATTTCGTGGTGGTGTGGTGGGCAGACAACAAGATCCACATCAATGATCCGGCCAGCACCAGGAAGGTCAGGACTGAGGGCGATCCGGGGACTTTCCGGAGTCAGGTCAAATATTATTGGTGGGTGGATGCCCGCGCATATAACCAGCAGAAGGAGGCTGAGGAGGACGTGACGCACGAAGAATGGATGCAGCATTGGTATGAGCTTCGCAAGAGCCTGCAGGACAACGACAGCAGCGCATACAGCGAGGAGGCCCGGAAGTGGGCGCAGGAGGTCGGCCTGATCACCGGCAACGGCACAGAGATTGACGGCGAGCCGAACTGTATGTGGGAGGACGTCCTGACCCGTGAGCAGTTTGCCACGGTGCTCTATCGCTTTGCGAAGATTATCGGCAAGGCATGACCATCAAGGTAACGAAAGAAAAAAAGCCGGAATACTCCAAGCGGCTGGTGTCTGACATCCGGTCGCTGCTGTGGGTGGTCACCGTGGGCGGTCTGCTGCTGGCTGCCTACTGCATCCACAAGGGCTACACCGGCTCCCTCCCCTGGCTGTCTGCCATGGTGGGCCTACCCTGGACAGCGCACGGCGTTGTGTGCTCGTTCTATCTGAATATGGCCAAGTCGGACCACCGCGCCGGCGGCGTGACCTTCGAGAGCGCAAAGGCAGCCAACTTCGAGCAGCCGGCCGAAAGTGAAAACAGCCCGGGTATTTGATGGCTCAGGCCCAGCGTCCACATCGGGGAAAAACGGTGTGGACGCTGGGGTTTGCTTGGGGTTTATTTGGGGTTTATTTCAACCGAAACCGGCCCAAATTGGCGAAATGCCACGAAACACAAAAACCCCGGAAGCCTTACAGCACAGCACTTTGCGGGTATTCACGGAAATTGGCGAAACAAAACTATCATAATTCGTAATCAGCAGGTCGCCGGTTCAAGTCCGGCCACTAGCTCCAGAAACCGGTGAAAATCGTAAGATTTTCGCCGGTTTTCTCTTTTATTTGTTCGGATTTTCGGGTAGCGAATTTGCCTGACCCACACCGTGACCCACACGGCGAAATGTCCAAAGAGCGGCGGAGAG